GGAGCCGGTGCTGCCTGGGCTATGGTAGCCATACGAGTCCTTCCCAAAAAAATACAGGGGGTACCGTTAGGTACCCCCTGGGGTCTCAATGATCGGTAGGAGTACGCCTGCTCAGGGGCAGGCCTTCTACCGATGGGCCTCCATGTCCGACGCCTAAATACTAGGGTCCGCCTGCTTGCTTGTCAATAATTCCTTGCCAAGCAACCTGGGGCGGAGGGTGGCGGACTTGAACCGCTGGCGGTGTATCGGCACCGCCCTGACTGCTTATAGGGCAGATTCCCGCGCCCACGGGCTGCACCCTCCGAACGGCCGGGCGTTCACCCCGCCCGGCCACGACCTGGCCGCGACTGATACCCGTATCAATGCCAACCGGCGAGCCAGGCATTTGAGAAGCAGTCCGGTCAGTTGTCGGATAACGGCGGGCAGACGACTCCTGTGGCGTGACCCTTGCACGGGTCACACTCCTTCCTTGACAGGAGTCCGCTCAACCTGATAGGCTTGGCGAAGTTCTCACGTTCCCGCACCCGTCAGGATTATCGGATCCTGATTGAAAAGCCCCGTAGGGCTAACCCCTTACGGGGTTTCGTTTTTCTGCGGCTTCCGGTATTCCAGTCGTTCGTTCTCCTCCTTTCTCTCGGCGTATCCATATTCGGCGAGTCTCCGAAGAGCAGTGGCTACAGCGGCTCGCGTCGCCGTGGGCCGTGAACCTCGCGCACGGTTCAGGTAGAACTTGACTGGATGCCATTCATCGACCAGTACCGTTCGAACCATAGCGATGAAGCCCCCAGTCGGCCCCGGACGCTTTATCCGTGCGCTTTTGGCCGCGCCACGGCCAGGGGCCGCGGGCGTTCCGGCGGGCTGGGGGGTAGCGTTCCGCTTCTCCATGAGTTCCCGGTAGTCGCGGATAACCTTTAATTCACGCTGTTTTTCAGCAATTTCTTGTTCGATCTGGCGCTGAAGCGCGTCTGAATCCATCTCGGCCATCGACCCTCCCTGGAACGCCGAATAGTACCACAACTGCCTCGTTCGAGGCAGTTACTTACGTGGCAAAGCGAAAGTGGCGCCGGGGGCTATACTGGACGGGCTATGAAGGTAGACCGGGCGAACTTCGATCGGCTGTTGAAGCGAGTCGCGGAGACGAAGCCTCTTCCGCTGGCCGACATAAAGAACAAGCGCCGCGTGATGCGGCGGAAGCGCGCGAAGACTACTCGGTAGTCTCGGGCTTCGGCTTCTCGATGAGCACGGCGTAGGGGAACGGCGTGCCGTTCACGAGGCGGGCCACCGTCTCGGGGAAATAGTCGGTACCGCGACGGTTGAACTTGTACGCGGTCTCGTCCACGTACTTCCCCATGTGCTTCACGCTGATGCTGTGGAACTGGCCCACGATGGAGCGCTTGAAAAGGGACCAGAAATTCTCGATGGAGTTCGTGTGCGCGAGCCCGCGCGTCCACTCGTGCGCTATGTGGACCACGGCCTCGTGGCGGTAGCCGTGCTTGCTGAGTATCCGGTAGGCCGAAGCCTCGTCCGTGCAGACAAGGCGCGAGTTCGTTGACACGCGCGAGCGCACGAAGCTGGCGAGTACGTCCTTGCCCTTGCGGCCCGCGATGGGGAAGGCCTGGACGCGGGAGGGCTTGGCCTGGGAGCCACGCTCGATGATGCCGACCACGCCCGGCTTGGACCAGCGGGCGCGCTTGCGGCGCTTGTCGAACGTGCCGCCGACGTAGGTCTCGTCAATCTCCACGGCGTTCCCGTCCTGGCCGAAGATGCCGCCTTCCTGCTCCATGGCCTTACGGATACGGTGTCCGAGATACCACGCCGTGCGGTAGCTCTTGATGCCGAGATCACGCTGAAGCTGCATCGCGGAGACGGACTTCTTGGCGTTGCAGTAGATGGCGATGGCCGCGAACCAGAGCGGGAGTGGAAGGTGCGAGTCATGGAACAGCGTGCCCGTGGTGGCCGTGAACTGGTGCCTGCACATCGGTTCAAGGCAGTTGTAGACGTAGCGCTTCTTGGAGACCGCGCCCGTCTTGCGGTTCTTGACCGTGGAGACGACGCGGGACACACGGTCACTCCCGCAGGAGAGGCAAGCAAGCCCGCCCGACCACCGGACCTTTTCGAGGTACGCAAGGCACGCTTCGGGCGTCCCCAGGTCCTTCGTAACGTCTATCAGGCTCGCCATATCGATCTATACGTAGTGTGCCCCGGTTATGTTCCTGTGTCAAGTGCATAGTCCCGAAGTGAGGGCTGAATGAGGCGTTTGATGCTGTCTTTGGTGTTGGTGGGGTTCGCTGGCGGGACGGTGGTCGCGCAAGGACGGGAGCCGGTGGAGCAGACCTATAATCCCTGCGCTTGGCTCGTCTCCGCGATCGTCATGCACCTGAACAATGATCCGCTAACGGATCCGGTCACGTCTCCCACGATGTCATGGACAATCAAGGGCGTTTCCGCCGGCCAATACGGAACCGTCGAGGGAGCACAAGAACAGGCCGAACACGTCGGCCTTGCTGGGATCTGGACTCAGATTAGCCCGACCCCGACGAAGCAGACCGCCACCTTCTACCCGCCGGCAATGATTCAGCGTGTGGTGATTCAGGGTCCATCGGATCCGCGTTGCGATCCCGCCCCCACGTTCATTCGGGACACCCCCCGCGGACGGAGAGAACGCTAGGCCCCGACCGTCTCCGGGATAAAAACCTCCTGGAGAATGTCACTAGCTGCGGTTCCGCTGGTGCCCGTCGTCTTGACCGTGATCGCTCCGCTCAGCGTCTCTGCTGCCGTGGTTGAAACCGTCGTGTTGACGACAACGCCGGCCGCCGAGACTCCGCTGTAGAGACCTACGATCTTCTGCGTCGCCGCTCCCGTGCGGATCACGTAGACGAAGAAATGCCAGGAACCACCGTTCTGCGCCGCGGCGTAGAGCGTGACCGCGGTACCACCAAAGTAAAACTTAAGCGTCTTGGTGTTCCCGTTCGCGGCGTACGTTCCGCCAGCAGAGACCTTGATCCCCTTAAGGTTGGAACTCAGCGTGCTCGCGGTGAGGGAGAACGTCGAAAGCGTCGTCTCGGCCGGGAATGCGTTGGCGTGCTGGGTCGTATCCACGGAGGCCAAGAGCGTCCCGTTGATTACGGAGTCGTAGGTTGCCGCGGTGCCGGGCTTGAAGATCGGAACGCGATCAAAGAGCTGCTGGTTGCGTAGGGACGTCTCGGTCAGGATGTTCAGCGTCGTTGACCCGAGAGCGCAGAATCCAACCGCGCGGGCATTGGTCGGCGGCGTGGATGTGATGTTCCCGCCCGTATCGATGTAATAAACGGTGCCGCTGGACAGTCCCGAAAGCCCGGTAACAACACCGGCTATTCGCACCGATACGGATGTTCCGATTGATGCGCTCGTCGTCGCGAATCCGATCAAGTCGGCGGCGTTGGAAGAATAGGTATTTGTAGAGTCGGCCTTATACCAATTACCTGCCGTTCGGCCACCGCCACCATCGGAGCAATAGACCACCTGTCCTGCCGTAATGGTGCCGCCGCCTCCAACCGATCCCACCAAACCAGCAGTGTCCAGGTTCGAGGCCGAAGTCGGAACCGTATTGACCGGGTCCGTCGTCTTGATTGCCGCGATGGGTGGGTCCGTGTCCGTCGAAGGGGCCAGGACGAACTTGTACGCGATCCCCGAAACGAGGTAGACGGTACACCGCCCAGCCGCATCCAAGACAATCGGGTTCGTATTCTGCGACGTCAGCGCGGCATCCTGATATGTCGTGGTCTTGGTTGACGTCCCCGTCAGATAGGTAAAGAGCTTGGCTCCGACGTAGGGATTCCCGTTGGCGTCGAGGAAGGTAAGCCAGGGATCGGGGCTGAGGGTTCCGGCCATTTAGACGATCTCCTTTGTGACGGTTCGCGAAAGTGTCCTAGCCCTATTGACGACCACCGGGATAGGGGGGTAGGTTTCGCCCATGGAATGGCTATTCAACGGGCTCATGGCTGGGATCGGGCTGCTCCTCGCCGTCTGGTGCTTTAGTGCGTTCATCGATTGGCTTAGTGGCATCGGAGGCGATATCACTGAGGAGCAGGCTCTTGCTCAAAATCGTCGGTCACTAGAGCGTGAACGGCAGCGCGAATTACTTGAGGCGAGACTCCAGTCACGGCCGAGGCCGATTTCCACATGGCATTGGCCAGCATGGATTTCACGACGGGGTGACGATCCATCAGGGCCGCGATAAACGTCGCAGGGTGGCCAGACGCCGCCCAGGCAAAGCCGACCGGATCACGGTTTCCAGCCACGCTTACCCGCCGACCTACCGCCTCTTCTGCCGCCATCAGCTGAGCGTCACGCGCATTAAGCTTCGTGATCTCCGGCACCGCGCCAGCAACCTCCTCTTTCAGGCCGCGCGCAATCGCCTTCTTGGCCTCTTTCGCGGGACCGCTCAGCGTGCCATAGGAGTCCTTGATCTCCTGATAAATTCCGCGCTTTAGATCCTGGGCCTGTGGCACCGTCATCGCATCCTTGGCGAACTCCGGATGATCGATGAGCTTCTCGCCCTCTTTGGTGATCGCCTGCCGTGCCTCTCTTGCGTCCAATCCCTTACCAAATCGCTCGTAGGTTTGACCGAGACGCCCAAGCACGTCGGACTTCTCAACGCTCCCCTTGGCGGTAGCTACGGCATCAGCGATCTGCTTGTTGGTGGCACCGAGGAGGGCGTCTAGCTTGGCCAGTCCACCGCGAGAGACGTTGACGCCCTCATCCAGCAAGGTCCGAACCAGCTTCGGAGCCGTGGTGCTGTAGTCCTTCAGGGTGGCCAACGTAGGCTTGACGGCGCTTTGCATCAGCCATGGAGCAGCCTTAGACAGCACCCTTCCGGCGATCTGTCCAGTAGCCTCCGCGGCACCCTGTACCGCGCCTTCTTTGGCGATGCCAGTTGCCGCCGCGTCGGATGTCGGAGGGGCCGCGCGGCCAGTCGCTTGGTTGTAGAGCTGCTTTGCCGCTTCTCCCGCGCTGCCGCCTAGAGCCGCTCCGCCGATGGCCCCAGGAACACCACCAACCCCGACGCCGCCGACCGTTCCTCCCGCCGCGCCAATTGCGCCGCCGGCCGCTCCGCCAATCTCGGGAAGCCAGTCTGCGACGCGATGTACGGCGTCGATATAGCTCTGTCCGGACCATTGCCCAGCGCCATATCGCCCCGCGCTCTGAGGCGTGGCCAGAGGCTCGCCCTGGTCGTTCAGGTAGACGGGGGCTCTCTGTGGTGCCGCTCCGATCTCGTTCCCGTTCTCGTCGAGATAGGGCATCTACTGAGCCAGCCAGCCTTTGCCGTCGAATACGGCCGTGCGTCCGTTGGCGAACGTCTTTTTGTCTCCAACCTTCGGCGCCGCTCCCCCTTCAGGCTTAGGCGCGTAGGGATTGTTGTCGCTCGCGCCCGCGACGCCGACATTCCGCATTGAATTTCGCCGGATCTTCAGGTTCGTCCGCGCAAGGTTAGTCATCTCCTTGAGCGTGTTTTCCGACCAATCCGCACTCAGGTTCTTTGATGCAAGTCCGAGGGCGTGATCCGTTGGAGAGTTGCCGCCCATGTAGACGTTGCCGAGTTCTGACGTCACGTCGCTGATCTGGGCCTCTAGCTTGGTGGCGATAGCCTGGGCCTGCGGACCAAGCGCGCCACCCTTCGCCGCCGCGAGCTGCGCCTTGTTCAGCAATGGGAACCGTCCGGCCTTCCACTGGCTGGCGAGGGTATCGATCACGTCCAATGACTCGGAGGCGTTGTCGATCGCCTGGGCCATGCGGGTCTGCTGCGACCCGTTCAGCGTGGCGATGTGCTTCTGCGTCGCGGTCCAGTCCGTGGCGGCTTCGGCCAGGTTGTAGCCCTGCCGCTTAGACTCGGCCATGATCGCCACGTATTCCTTGGAAGCGCGTCCGGGGAGCTGCGGCGGGACGGTGCCCTCCTTCATGGCGGTGACGGCATCCTTGACGTCGTTCTGTGCGCCTTCCGGCATTCTCGGATCGCGGCCTGCCGCAGAGAACTGCGCCCGTCCCTGTAGCAACTGCTCCGGCGTCGGGTTGTCTCCGAACTTGGCCTTAATATAGGCGTCCTCGGCCGGCAGTCGCGGCGCCGCCTTCGGCTCGCTATACAACGGAACTCCAGCGGCTAGCTCGTCCTCGGTGAAAGTCTTGGCCATCTTCCCGCCGTTAGGACCGGGAACAATCTGCGGCGTACGCTTCTCCGGCTTATCCCCTCTCAGCGACGCTCCGACCGGTGAATATGTCTGAGTCCACTGTTGATCGTCATACTGGTCAGGAAGCTGAGCCTGGGGCAGGACCCTACTGGCGAGGGCCTTCGCCTGGGGGTACATTGCCGCCCGAGCCTCCGGCGTCATGCGGTCCATGGCTCCAATGACTGCCCCGAGATCCTTCCGGTCCTGCTCCGGGTTCGGTTCCTTCTGCCCGCTCAGCCTTCCAGCGGCGGCGAGACCTTGAAACTGCTTCGGTCCTTCCTGTGGACCCCAAACCTTCATGGCATAGGCATATGCCTGTTCGGGGTTCTGTCTCCATTGCCCGGACTGAACGAAGGACACCCACGCCTGATCCCGCTTCGCCATCTGCTTCTGCTGGGACCGCTCCATGATGACGCCGCCGATCTGCTGGCCCAGGTTCGCAATGGTATTGCCCCAGATTTGCCCGGACGCAGCTTCGGCGTTCGCGGTACCAGATCCGCTCTGATAGATCATGTTCGCGATGTCGTCAGAGCCCTGGTTGTAGTTCTGCGCGTAGGGACTACCGCTCAGAAAGGCCGGGATGGGTGCGCGCGGCATTAGTAAGCCTCGGGCCAGAGTTCGCTAGCGATCTGTTGCTGATTACCTTCCGGGTCTCCTGTTGGCGTCAGAGACGGAATGCCGGGGACCGATCCACCCGGATCTCCGTAGGGGTTCTCCATGAAGGGCGGAATGCCAGAATACCCACCCCCACCGCCATAGTGCGGGGCGTTCCACTGCGTTCCACGTCCGTAGATGGCGAGAGCCCTGGCCAAAGCGGCTTGGTACCCGGCCATCTGGGGCGCGAACTTGTCATGCAGACGCTGGTAGTTCAACTGATAGCCCTGTACCGCATGATTGAACGAGGTGTCATACTCGCCCTGGCCGAACTTCTTACCGTAATCGATGATGTCCTTCAGCGTCCCGCCCGTGCGGAGAGTCCCCCTCGCTGCCGCCGACCGTTCCAGGGCATTGGTCCCGGATTGGAGCCGAGACTGATAGTCGGGACTGTTCAGGACGCTGTTAAGGTCCGGGGCTACGAAGGCGGGCCCGCCCTCGAACACCGGCAAGGGGCCGAGGTCAGGGAACGAATAGTCAGGCGCCGATCCTCCCCCACCACCGTTGCCGCCACCGCTGCCGGACGCTGCACTAAGCTGATTGTTTCCGTTTACGGGCGCATTCAGCGGAGCGCCGAGCGGAGGCGGCGCGGGCGGCGGCGTGCTCGTCGCACCCTCGTGATAGTTCCACGGATCGTCCTGCTGATCGTCAATCAGGGAACCGTAACCACCCCTAAAGCCGCCCATCACTGCACCTCCGGATACATGTACTTGTCCCAATCCGACCATCCGCCGCTGTTGAAGGCTGTCGGGTTGATCCCGGCCTCGGTCGGACTCACTCCCGTGGGCTGCATTGCGCCCGTCATCGTGACTTCCGGCGTCGTCGGTCTGTTCTTGATCGCGGTGCCGATCCCGGCCCCGGCATTTGCCAAACCCTGACCCCAAGCATTGCCAGCGCCGATCTCGGCATTCGCTCGGATCGTTCCCATACCGCGAATGAGATCGGGAATGGCGGGGCTCTGCGCAGCCGCGCCGGGCGCGCCCACCGGAGCACTCTGGAACGCCGGAATCTGACTGCTGCCGTTGGGCTTGGCCGAGCCGCCATAGAACTGCTGAATGTAGGCGTCATAACGCTTCTGCCAATTCGCGGCCATGGCTTGACGTTCTGCCTTAGCCGCTGCCTGCTGGCGCTCCTGATAGGCGATGGCCTCGTGCGCGGCGTCTGTCTGGGCCTTGGCCGCGCGTTTCTGACCATTCGAGGCTTGGTGTGCCCCGTAAATGGCCGCCGCCCCCGTGACCGCCGCCGCCCCTACGAGAGGCATGGTTCCTCCTTCAACACCGTCACTCGAAACTGATCGTCAATCTCGATTACAGCGGACGCGATATCGGCCCGCACCTTGCCGTCCGTCCCCGAAAGGAACGAGATCGGCTCATACCCGGCCGGACGAGCCCAGGCGTTGTATTCCGACTCTGCTCTCTTCGGATCTCCAACGCGGAGAGCCGTTCTCAGCGCCCGTCCCACGTGCTCGTCGTGCTCCGGGTCGCCCGGATGGTTGTCCTCGGGCAATTGCGCTTCGAGCTGCGCGTGGAAGTCCCGGCCAAGCTGCCTATCCCCCGTGCGCTTCGTGCCCGCCTTGTCAATTGGCAGGACGTAGGACTCACAGGGCATCGGATAGCCCCCGAAACGGGCAATAAGATCCGTGACGTCCGGGGAGATAGAGCCTGTTATCACTCGATCCGCGCCCCAGCCGGCGGCCACCGTACGCATCCCGCCGAGCAGCCGCTTGACCACGCCAAAGATCCCGCGATGAGACGGCTTCACCCAGATACACTCCGCATGAACGACACGGAGAAGCACCCACGAGGCGACCAGTTCCCCGTCTTCTTCGACGGCGACGACCTGCGCGTTCTCTGGATTGAGGCGGGGCCACAATTTCTCAGATTCGGTCCCGTTCAGCCTCGACCACTCCTCCGGGGGAAGGATCCTCTGCGTAATCACGATGCCACCCGAGAGAGAATCACCGTCAGCCGATACTTCATTTCCCCAGCCGTGTTCGATGCGTATGTGGTCGTGTAGGTAATCGGGGAATTGCCGTCAGCTAGAAACGTGAGCATCGGGGAGGCCATGTGCGTCCCCGTAGTGTTTCCGGTCAAAGCCGTGAAGGTCTCCGTCTGGACAACCCCGCCTTCGGTCCAGCCGATTGCCACTGTTAGGCTTGACGTTTTGCCGCCGGTAGATGCTTCGGTGGTAATGCGCGCGTAAGTCCTTACCTCGTAGTAGCCGGACGAGATGGAACCGCCCGAGAAATCAGTGGCTCCAATGCTCGCGCCCTGGTTCGTAAGCTCCACCTGATTCAGTCGAAGAGGAGCCGCCGCGGCCTGAGTAGACTGCTGCACGAACGCATCCGACCAAACGGGGTTGATGTCGTACTCGTTCGGATCGATGTCCGTGGGCTTGGGATATTTCTTGCGGTCCTTGCCCAAAACGAGTTTGTCATTGAGCGGGAGAGGAACCGGATTGACAGATAGGCTGCTCACGCGCTCTGTCTCTGCTGCATAGAGCGTACGGTTTGCCCGAGACCCATGAACCCGTCCACGAGTCCGATGAACACCGGATCCGTCCAGGAGAACTCGTAGACACGCCCTCTAGCAGATCCCTCACCGTCCCAGCGGATTCGCGCGTCGTACTGACCGACCTTGCCCATGGAGGCCCAGATTTCCTCGCTCCAGGTTTCCCCGTAGTCGTCGGAACGCCTCATCATCACCATGGGCACTTCGCCTTGCCCCGTGACCGCCCCGACGGCCAATTCCATGAGCAGCTCGACATAGGCGTAGAAGATGAGTTCGTTTTCGGAAGAGAGAGCCGGAGCGCGACGCAAACAACGGATGGCTACTCCGTCTACGTCAGTAGACGTACTGTTGTTGAGGCTATAGATGGCCCCGCTGTTGGCGTCTAACATGATGTGTTCACCGAACGCTACGGCGTGCCATCTGGCGCGGTGGGCGCTGAAGTTGCTGCTCTCTGTGCTCCAGGTCCCCCACTGCGCCCAGACTCCCGTCGATAGGTCGTAAAACCATGTCGCGTCCGCGGTAGGAAATGTGATTCGATAAAGAATGTGACCGTCGAGGTTCATTACTTCCCCGATGGCATCTGACACGACGGCATAGTTATCAAAGACAAACTGCCGCGGGAAGTCCGAAACAACTTCCTCCGAGAACCCGGTGGAGTGCGTCACATATCTCTGCCCGATCGAGGACTGAGCCAGCCGGAAGGCATGGCCCTCACCAATAGCCGTAGAGAACGCGGCCGCGATTCCGTATGGAATGAGCGCGGACGGATACGGGGCAAACGGGAAGGACGACGTTCCAGAGTCGTACCAGGGCTCAGACGTCTTTTCTCCGTACAGATTGATATAGAGCCCGTTGACCTTCATGGAGCGCCACGGATCCGGGGCTTTGCTCCTCTGCGCGAAGTCCGTACCCGTGGCCCACGTCGAGAAGTCCAGCAACGAGGAAATGTAGAGCTTGGATGTGGTCGCGTCGAGGATCAGCCCGTAACCGTCGAGGTAATCCCCCATCGTGGCCAGGCCGTTCAGGGCCGCGATTTGGGTCAGGGTCGTTGATGCGATGGTGTAGCAGTAAGCGTTGTTTCCGGACGTGATGAGGAGCTGTCCCCCGCCGTCTCCGTTGCTAGAAATGGTGGCGGGGTTGGAGCCGATGGCGACCGTACCTCGGACAGTCACCGTGCCGTTGGTATCGATCTGCTCGAACGACGTCCCATGGATAGCAAACAGCCGTCCGGCTTCTGCGAACAGTGCCCGGCCACCCACGGCAGTCGCCGTGCCGAACGTATCCAACCCAGGAACCCGATAGAGAACCTTTTGAGAGGTCGCCCCAGGTGATTCCATCTTCTCCAGGATCAGATTGACCAAACGTTCTTGGTCCGCAGTCTTGGCCCTGGATTGATAGTCGGCTCCGACAAGTCCCGGCCAACGCATCAGGGACCGGTCAGGATCGACCACGGCGCACCGCTGCCAGAGCCGATCAAGGATTCCGCAGGGAATTGAAGGAGCCTGGCCCGCTCGTTGCTCCGCTTCACCACGCCCTTGGACTGATCCGCCGCTTTCATCAGGATGGGATGGGCCTCCCGCGAATATGCCGGCAGGAGTTCGAGGGCGAGGTTCGAGACCATCATCCGCTTGAAGCCGGGCGGGAGAGAAACCGTCGTCGTGACCGCCGTGTACTCATCGATGGGCACGGCGTAGTACACAGCCCAGAGAAGGCTTGACCCGGTAGAGATAGGCCAGGGAATCAGAGTTCCCGTGGGGAAATCTGGCCTGTAGTACGCCCTCGACGGTCTCGTGGACGTCAACGACTTCTGGACGATCGCCGCGTACTGATCGTCGTTCAGCAGTTCTCCGAGAGAGATTTCCACCGCGGGAGTTACGGAGTTGTCAACGTACGTCACATGGTCGATATAGACCGGACGCGGAGTGATGGCGATGTTTCCCGAAGGGCCGACGGTGAAAGACGTCTGAGAGGCTGTAAGCGTGGCCGTGGCCCTTCCCACGGTGTAGCAGTTCAGCCGCTCGGCCTTCCACTGATCCAGAAGGCCGTTCATCTTCCGCAGCCCAATATCGGCTTGGGTCGCGTTCGGGACTTCGCCCGGAGCCTTTACGCCAGCATCAACGAACGCTTCCGTAATGAGGTCGAGCAGGGTGGCCACTGAGGCACACCCTTAGTTCGTGGCTTCGGCGGGCTTCCGGCCCCTCTTCACCAGCGGCTTCTCGGGAACCTCGGCCAGGTGCTTCAGGCCCGCAGCCTTGTCCGCCTCCGCAGCCTCGGCCTGGGCCAGGTTGCTCATGCGGGCTTCGAGATAGGCGCGTTCCGCGGCGAGGTCGGAAATGCTCTCCTGCTTCGCCTCGAAGCGCTCCAGCGCCTCTTCCTGCTTCCGGCGATAGCCCATCTCCATGTACTTCTGTTCCTCGGTCTCGTTCTTGACCGTGACCTGACAGCTCGCTGAGAACTGAACAGCGGCGCCGGCATACCCACCGCACAGCCGGTCCTCGACTTCCCCAACCGAATAACGTCCGTCAGGACGCTGACGGGCCATGTAGAGCATCCGGGGGTAGGGGTTCTTTTCCGGCGTCCAGTCGGGCTTCCGCTCCCACTTCATCAGTTCCTTACCAAGCGGGGACTCCGAGGAAACCTTGGCGCCGTCGTAGTACAGATCCATCAAATCTCCTTACGTCGAAACCGTGATATCCGGCGCTGGGACGAGAACCCCCAGCGGACCTACCGTGTGCGTGATCGTCTGTTTCTGCCACCAACGGTTAGATGTAGGGACGTTCGCATCCCCCTGAGCAAGCCAGACCGAACCATTGATGACGTTGATGTACGGGGACACCGGGAACGAGGCCGGGGGACGTCCAACGGGATCCGATGCGTAGAACTGGTCGCCCCGTCCGATGTAGACCGTCACCAGCGGGACGTGAGGGACCGCCGAGGATCCCTCCACGCCCCGCTTGACGATCACGTACGGATCCACGTCGAGACGATTCACGAGCACCAGTTCCCCGTCGAAGAACAGGAACAGCCCAGGACGAATCCCTGACGTACTCGTCAGCTTGATACGGGTGTCACCACTCCCGACCGGGACCGCCAGCGTCGTCGTGCCGAGCGTATCCGTGGACGGCATTAGATCGAGACCGCTTTGATGACTGCGAAGTTGATCAAAATGGCCCCGGTCTCGGC